AAGAAGATTTTAATTTGACACCTTGGAGCCCAGGTTGTTTTATTAGTGAAGAAGATATGCATCATAAATCAGAATGGTGGGATATTAATAAAGATAATATTATTAATAATTCATTAGATTCGGAATTAATTAAAGAACTTCACAATAGCCCTTCTGGTGTAAAATATGGCCCACGCTAATTCACCAATTGAAAAAAGGGCTCCTTATATAAGAATACAAAGCAAATGGTTTAAAAATAATTGTAAAAAAATTATTGATGAATTTGATGAAAGTTGTGCCCGCGGAACAACTATAGGTGGTAATATAAATGATAAAAGAAAATCAGATGTTTTTCTTTATGATATTTGGAAATTAGATTTGCCTGATTTTCAAAAAGTAGTCATTTATAAAATTAAAGAAATATTTACAACAGAAAATAAAAGATATCACTATGATTTAGATTATTCTTCTATAAACGTTCAATTTACTAGATATAAAGTAGACGAGTTTTATGAATGGCACACAGATGATGCATTTATTGCCACTCATAAAAAACATAATAATGTAAGAAAATTAAGTATAACGTGTCCTTTAAATGCTGGTGAATATGAAGGGGGCGAATTACAAGTAAAATTAGATTATCAAGAAGAACCAAGAAATATAAACATCGAACCAGGCGATATAGTAATATTTCCTAGTTTTACATTACACCGAATCCTTCCCATAACTTCAAATACACGATATTCGTTAGTTGCGTGGATCTCAGGACCTCCATGGAGATAAATACAATATATGCAAGGGCTCCGGACCCTGTTCATAAACATATTGTAGGAACTGAACAATGGCAATACCGCAAACGCGCGAACAACTCAAACAATACTGCCTTAGAAATTTAGGTCATCCAGTTATAGAAGTCAATGTTGATGACGATCAATTAGAAGATCGTATAGATGAAGCTATACAAATCTGGAATGATTATCATTACGATGGCGCCGAAAAAATCTATTTAAAACATCAAGTAACAGCAACTGATATTACCAATGAATACATATCAGTTGGTGAATCTATTAAAAGCATTATTAAAGTATTTCCTATAGATTCAACAACTGGAAATATTAATATGTTTGATGTAAGATATCAATTAAGATTAAATGATATATTTGATTTGAGCAAACAACAGCTTTCAGGCTATACTGGAGCAATGCAACACTTGAGTTTAATAGAAAATTTATTTAATCAATCACCTTCATTTAGATTTAATAGACATTCAGATAAACTTTATCTTGATATTGATTGGGATAAAGAACTGACTATTGACAAATACTTATTATTCGAATGTTATAGAGCTGTGGATCCAGAAGACTTGACTGATGCATATAATGATCTTTGGTTAAAGAAATATGTAACAGCAATATTTAAAAGACAATGGGGATCTAATTTATTAAAGTATGAAGGTATGCAATTACCCGGTGGGACAACATTAAATGGTAGACAAATTTTTGATGATGCATCCACAGAAATACAAATGTTAGATGATGAAATTTTTTCTAAGTATCAATTACCTGACGATTTTATAGTAGGATAAAATGAAAACATTTAAAACTTTTATAGAAAGACCTGAGTTCTGTGACGTTCCTGGCGGTGTTAAAAATCCAGCTCTTAAAGCACGTTGTTCGGAACCAGAAAAACCTAAAAGCGCACAGCTTGCTCCAGATATTAGATCAAAAGAATTGAAAGATAAAAAAGATAAATGGAAAAAATTAGGTTTAACCACTAAAGAACAACAAGAGCTTGAAGTAAAATGAAAACATTTCAAGATTTTTTAGATGAAGAAATTAATTTGCCTATAGAAGTTGGTGATATTGTTCTTGGTGGAAAATTTAAAAATAGAAGAATAGAAGTAAAAGAAATTGGTGAAAATGAAAAGGGTGATATTACTATTAATGGAAAATCGATTCTAAGAATTAGAGTGACGGACGAAAAGGCTGACGATGCCAGTAAGTAATTATTTTCAAAAATTTAGTCACACAAATGAACAAAATCTTCTTGAAGATTTAATGGTAGAAGCTATTCAAATTTATGGCCATGAAGTATCTTATTTGCCTAGAACTAAAAATAATGTAGATAATATATACGGCGAAGATCCTACCTCATCTTTTAGTTCAGCAGTTCCTATAGAAATGTATATTAAAAATACGGATGGGTTTGAAGGTGAAGGCGCATTTGTTGGTAGGTTTGGATTAGAGATTAGAGAACAAGTAACTTTTTCTGTTGCAAGACGTACTTGGGCAGGAACTGGTTTATCTAACAGACCACTTGAAGGAGATTTAATTTGGTTTGATATGACAAAAAAGTTATTTGAAATCCAATTTGTGGAACATCAAGCCGTTTTCTATCAAGCAGGAAAACTTCCAGTTTATGATTTAAATTGTGAATTATTTGAATATAGTTCTGAAGATATTGATACAGGTGTTACTGCAATAGATGCAGTGGAAGTTGAAAACGCATATTCAGTAGAATATCCATTTTCGGGTAATTCAGGGATTTTTACAACAAACGAAACTATTACTGGTTCTAATTCATATGCAACTGGAGAAATATTACAAATTCAAACTCTTACATCCGGGAATATTTTAAGAGTTACGAATATCGTTGGTACTTTTAGTGCAACTGAAACAATTACAGGCAGTACTTCAGGAGTAACAGCAACATTAGGTGCCACATCAACAGAATTTGCTGGTGATGCAACTGCTAATAATCAGACAATACAAACAGTTGCTGATGGTATTATAGACTTTAGCGAAGGAAATCCATTTAGTGAAGGAAGTTTTTAATGTTAGGACAATATTGGTATCATGGATTAACAAGAAAATATGTCTCAGTTTTCTGAACAATTTTTAACGATATTTATGTATTGCGTAAAAATAGTTCTGGAAATGTTGTCGAAACTTTAAAAGTTCCTTTAGCATATGGACCTAAACAAAAGTTTATGACCAGAATAACAGGTGATGCTAATCTAGACAAAAAGGTGGGGATGCAGTTGCCGAGGATGGGTTTCGAAATGACTTCCATGTCATACAGTCCCGAGAGAATGCTGCATCCCCTTAACCAAAATAAGGCTATGTGGAAAGGACAGATAGGGGTTGTTAGAAGTCCAGTTCCATATGATTATGCTTTTACATTGTCTTGTTTTGTAAAGAATGCGGATGATGGAACACAAATAGTTGAACAAATATTACCATTTTTTAGTCCGGATTTTACAGTATCTATAAATGCTATTCCAACAATGGGAATTAAAATAGACCTTCCTATTATTTTAAATGGTGTTAATTTAGAAGATTCATATGAAGGTGATTATCAATCACGAAGAGCAATAGTTTGGACTTTAGATTTTACAATTAAAGGTTATTTGTATCCAAACATTAAAGGTAAGGGTTTTGGTGACGGCAGTGATAACGTACCAACAGCTTTGATACGTACATCAATTATTAACTTTCATATATTACCACATAGAGATCCAGATTCAATAGATATTGATAGAATTTTATTAGAATCAGATACTGGTTTTGGAAAAGGTAGGGATGAATTATTAAATGAAGATAATACTAAATTTATGTTAGAATCAACAAGAACAGATATCAATGCAGCATTAGTAAAGTCAAGATATACAACTACGGTTGGCCCTGAATTGAATCCAGGAGATGATGATTACGAACCAACAGAAACAAGGGATTTCTTTGCAGAAGGACTTGAATGGGATCCAGCAACCGGTATTGATACATATGGCGGTACATTAGATATAAATGCATTCGGTAATACAAATGAGTAAAGATAAAATGGAAAATTATAAAGTGATTGATAAACAGGTTGATCCAAAATCAGTAGATGTAAAATTAGATGAAGTATTTGAAATTGCACCGGTGCCCCAGAATCAACCTGTTAAATATAAGACACCTGATAAAACACATGATGATACAGATACTGATTTTCAGTATGCACGTGAAAATATATACAGTATAATAGAGAGAGGGTCTGACGCCATGGAAGGCTTACTTGAAGTTGCTAGGGAAACAGAACATCCTAGAGCATATGAAGTAGTAGGTCAGTTTATTGATAAGTTAACAAATGCCAGCAAAGAATTAATGGGCTTACATAAAACAAAAAAAGGTATGTCGGATGAAGTATTAGGATCTCCTCAAAATGTCACAAATGCACTATTTGTAGGAAGTACAGCTGATCTTCAGAAGTTACTGAAACAGAAATCCAAGGAGATTTGATGGATTCACTTTTTAGTGCAGTCAATTTGACAATGTTTGGAATTATATTATTCTCTTCGTTGTTCATATTTTTATTCAATTATAGACACGATAATAAAGACAAGTATCAAAAAAATATTGCTTTAATATTATTTGATCTTTTTATTAATATGGGTATGTCTGTTACCGGTTATATTTTAATATGGCTGGTATTTGAAAACGTTCCTCAATTAGCTTCATATAATACATATAAATTTCCAATAGGATATTTATTTGGACTAACTTCTAATATAAGTATTCCAATTGTATTAAAGTGGTTTACATCAGAAATCACTAAAAAGCTAAAAGATGTATCAAAAGAAAGGACTGATTGATGGCACTCTCACCTAGAAAAACTACCGCCTCAAAAAAAGTTGCAGATCAAAATGTAGATGTGATGGAAATTGAACCGGTAAAAGCAATAGAAATAGAAACAAAAAATTTAGTGGCATCAAGTAGAATATGGATATACACTATAATTGGAATGTTAGCATATTTAATTTTTATAATTATTCCAGATATAAATGAAAAAGTAATATGGATGGAAAAAGATCTTAATTCTGTATTAGTACAATCAGAAAGATTTAAAAAAGCAACTAGAGTATTTGCTAAAGATAATCAATGTTCATCATGTCATTTAAGTCCTGATTATTTACTTCATAATTTACTTACCAAGTATCCTAGTTTTTCTGATATTAAAGCATATATGTTGGTTGGTCACCAGAGATATTATACAATGGCAACTCCGATAGCAGATGATGAACTTCTAACAATATATAGAGCCCTGCAATGATATTATTTGGCAAAGTATTTGCATCTATATTATTTTTTTTAATAATGTCGGTTTCCGGAAAAGCAGCAACATCACTTCCTGATGGTATTAAAGGTGAAATTTCTTTACCAGAATATAAACCAGGATATGGCGATACATTTAAAAGAATAAAAAAACGCGGTTATGTAATATGTGGCGGTAAGGATGCATTTCCCGGTTTTGGGGAAGAGATTTGGAATCCGGATTCAGGCCGCTTAGAATTTAAAGGTTTTGATATTGACATTTGTCGAGCTGTTGCTGCCGCAATATTTCTTGACAAAACAGCCGTTGAAATTGAAGTAGTGGATGGGAATACTAGATTTAGTTATTTAATTGATGGAACTATAGATTTGTTATCTGCTAATACTACATATACCTATACTAGAAATGTCCTTAAAAAATTAGAATTTCTACCCACCACTTATTATGATGGTCAAGGGTTTATTGTTCGAAAAACTCTTGGTGTATCTTCAGCAAAACAAATGATTGGTGCAAGAATATGTTATAGTACACATGGGACAGCCGCAAAAAATATTAAAGATTTTTTTAAAAAACATTTTCTTCATTATATTCCTGTTGAAGTACCAGTAGGTGATAAACCTAAAGATTATTACATAGATCGTAAATGTGATATGTATGGTACAGATCGTTCTGCATTAGCTTCTAATAGATTAAGTTTTAAACACCCAGAACACCATATAATTCTTCCGGAAATTATTTCAAAAGAACCTCTTGGTCCAGTAACAAAATATGGAGACCAGCAATGGTCTGATATTATTCGATGGACAATTTACGTTTTATTCGTAGCAGAAGAGTATGGGATCACTTCAAAAAATATTGATGATTTTAAAAATCATGTAGATCCAATGATTCAAAGATTTATGGGCGAAATAAATGG